GTTGTGATAAGGGATTTCATTTCTGCACAAAGGCATCAGACTGTTTTAGCTATTATGATTTTGACCCTAATAATAAAGTTGCAGAAGTAGAAGCACTTGGTGAGATTGACTCTAATGATGAAGATAGTAAGTGCTGTACTAACAAAATTAAGATTGTTAGAGAAATTAACTGGCAGGAAGTTCTTGAGCTTGTAAATTTGGGAAAAGCTTGTAAATTTGGGAACAGCGGTGATTGTAACAGCGGTAATCGTAACAGCGGTAATCGTAACAGCGGTAATCGTAACAGCGGTGATTGGAACAGCGGTGATTGGAACAGCGGTGATTGGAACAGCGGTGATTGGAACAGCGGTAATCGTAACAGCGGTAATCGTAACAGCGGTGATTGGAACAAGACTTGCTTTTCAAACGGATGCTTTAATACCGAATCACCAAAAATTTACTTGTTTAACAAACCTTCTAACTGGAATTATAGTGATTGGTTAAATTCAGATGCGAGATATATTCTTATGAATTGTCCTTCAAATGTTCTTTCTTGGATATGGGAAGATGATATGACTGATGAAGAAACAGGAAGACAGATGTGGTGGGATGGTCTTTCAGATGTACAAAAAGACAGTGTGATGCAACTTCCAAACTTTGATAAGGATATTTTTAAAGAAATTACTGGAATCAGTATTGAAGCATAGGTGGTGATGTTATGAAACTTTTCAAACATCAGCAGGAAGCATTAGAACAAACAAAAGACTTAAATAGAGTTGCATATTATTTGGATATGGGACTTGGAAAAACATTTGTTGGTGCTGAAAAAGCAATGTCATTTGGTGAAGACATCTTGATTGTGTGTCAGAAGTCCAAGATTGCAGATTGGAAGGAACACTTCTTTAAATATTACATTGATAAGATGAAGTGTGATGAATCAGGTGCATGGTGTTATGATTTGACAACAAATACAGGAATGGATATGTTTCTTCATTCTAGGTACAAAATTAGAATTGGAATCGTTAATTATGAACTTCTTTGGAGAAGGATAAACCTAATTCAAGAACTGAACAAAACAATCTTTACATTGATGCTTGATGAATCTTCTTTGATTCAGAACACAGCTGCAAAGCAAACAAAACAAGGTGTTATGAAATTACAACCACAGTTTGTGGTCCTTCTTTCGGGAACACCAACGGCGGGAAGATATGAAAATCTTTGGTCACAGATTCATTTGCTTGGATGGAAGATTTCAGAAGATGTTTACAACAGACAATATGTGAATTGGACAAAGATTGATATGGGTGGTTTTTTTCACAAAATAGTAGACAAGGAAAATCCATATAAGAATGTTGAAAGATTAAAATCTAAATTGCGTGAACATGGAGCAGTATTTATGAAAACAGAAGAATGTTTTGACCTTCCTGAACAGACCTTCATTAAACAGTTTGTCCCAACTTCTAAAGAATATAGGAAGTTTATGAAAGACTCTATTATTACTGTTGATGATAAGGAATTAGTTGGTGATACTACATTGACTAAAAGACTTTATGCAAGACAGTTGTGTGGTCAATACAGTGAATATAAGCTACAAGCATTCAAGGAATTGGTAGAAAGTACACAAGACAGATTGATTGTGTTTTATAACTTTACTGCTGAACTTGATGCTCTAAGTGAAATAGCTTGTGATTGTAATCGTAAGTTTTCATTAGTCAATGGTTATGATAAACAACTTGATAATTATGATAATTATGACAATTCAATCACCTTCATCCAGTATCAAGCAGGTGCAATGGGATTGAATCTTCAAAAAGCAAATAAAGTTATATATTTCACACTGACTGACAAGTCAGAACTATTTGAACAATCAAAGAAAAGAATTCACAGAATTGGTCAAGAACAAGCTTGTTTCTATTACATTTTGATGTGCAAAAACAGTGTTGAAGAAAATATTTTACAAACATTAGAAATGCGAAGGGATTTTACTGATGAATTATTTAAAGAAATTAATCAGTAGTAAATTATTGGAGGAAACTTTATGAGAAAACAAAAGCAAAAAAGGGTTGTAAAAAGAAGATTTTTATTGTTTACAACAACAGTTCTTATATTAGGAGGAATAATTGGAGGAATTACATATAGTGATAAGAAAAAAGTAAAATTGCAAAATGATTATATTATGCAAAATGTTAATCATTTTGGTGCGTATGATGGAACCGTTTTTACACACGAAGTGTCAACAGACTGGTCAGGTGATGAATATAAGTTTACACCACTTAATTGTAAACTTGATGAAGAAACACAAAAATTTACTTTTTACCTATGTAAAGGATATAACATTGATTGGACATTAGTTATGGCTTTGATGCAGAAGGAATCTTCTTTTAATGCTGATATTATCAGTTCTACAGGTGATTATGGTTTAATGCAGATTAATAAGGTAAATCATACATGGTTGACGGAAACTATAGGTGTAACTGATTTTTTAGATAAAGAACAGAATATCAGAGCTGGTTTATTTGTTTTAAGAAAGTTATTTGAAGAATATACAGACCCAAACATTGTTTTAATGGCATACAATATGGGGTCTAACGGTGCAGAAACACTTTGGAATAAAGGAATATATACAACACCTTATACAGAAGACATTCTTAAATATCAAACAGAATTTAATAAACAACTCGAAGAAAGGAATAGTGGAAATAATGAAAAAATGTAAACAGGCACTAAATGATAATACATGTGACAAGGATTGCTGTTGCTATTATTGTGAAGATTTTGAAACATGTGAGCATACTTGTAGTAACTTTGACGATAAGCAAGAGCTAGAACAGAATGGTTGTGAAGAACAGTTTGATGAAGAAACTGCATTACAAGAATTCAATAATGATTCAAATGCTCTTGCTATAATGCAACAAATTTCAATAATCAGTAAGAAGAAAAAAGAACTTGAAGAAAATGAAAAAGAAGTCCGAAAAGCCCTTGAAGCTGCAATGGCTCAATTTGGAATTAAGTCATTTGAAAATGATATTTTAAAAGTTGTATATGTTGCACCAACTACTAAAACAACTATTGATTCAAAAGCATTAAAAAAGGATAAACCTGATATTTATGAACAATACACAAAGACATCAAATGTCAAAGCATCTGTCAGAATCACAGTTAAAGACTGAAGTGACTTGCAAGGATTGTAAACAGTGGAAATGGTGCAGTGAAAGGTCTAGGGAATATCCTTGTATATATTTCAAAAGAAAGAAGGTGAGTAAAAATGGCAAAAGGACAATACAAACACAAAGAAGGTAAAGAAGCATCAAGATTCACACATGGATTGATTAAAACAAGATTATACAGAATATGGTCAAATATGAAAACAAGATGCTTCAATCCAAATGCAACAAGATTTGAAGGATGGGGTGGAAAAGGAATAACAATCTGTCCTGAATGGAAATATGATTTTCTTACATTTTATGATTGGTCACAATCAAATGGTTATTCAGATGAATTGACCCTTGACAGAATCAATCCTGATGGAAATTATGAACCATCAAATTGCAGGTGGGTCACATATACTGAACAAAATAAAAACAAATCATGTGTCCCTAAATATGAATTAGATGGAATTCAATTTACACAATCGGATGTTGAAAGATTGTTTGGTGTAA